CGTCTATACCTTGATAGAATGTCAGATATGGTGCACCGTCTCCGTATGCAGACAGCACGATTGCGCTCTGATAGTCCGGGTCGGCTATGTCTCCCAGTTGTACCATCACGTCACCCACTTTGGGTATATCGCTTCCTTCGTCACAATGATTCACGGATACATCTATCCAGTTATCACCAACATTTTCCACCAGACGCCACCAATAGTGATTGGATACGCCGTCATATGCGCCTTCCTTAATATTAAAGGACTGTGAGCGTACTAAATTCCCTGGCTTAAAACGATTTTCTATGGCTTTCTCACCATCATCTGCAAGGAAGTAACAGCGATAAACAGAACCATAAGTTCCAGGAGATGAGTAACCTCTTTTCCCGTCTGAGAACTTGACTCCTTTACCATCCTTGAAACGAATTCCCTTTTTTTCTATAAACTCGACCTTAGTAATCGTTGCTCTGGCCCCGCTGGCGTTGAACATGAAGGAAGCTCCGGCCAACTCGGTCTCCATTATTGAAAGTAACTGGAAGATAGCTTTCTTGCGCACGTACAGTTTGTCAATCCATCCGACAGACTCGCCGCCCTTTTCTGAAGAGAATGACATACCAGCACCCATCATACCGGTCACGAAGTCAATTGATTCCAGGAAAGGAGATATGATACCGCCAAGAAGCTTAATGAGATAGTTTGTCTGGTCTTCCTTGTCCTTTCTCAATAATGTTGCAAGTGACCGTTTTGCCGAAAATACGTTACTGTCCGATGGGGCAGTAGAATCATTGGTCTTAATCACATATATGCTACTTCCTCCGCCTCCAACATAAGTATGCCCTTTATACGTAATCGACTCCAGTTTCTCTTCCACATCATTAAGGCGAGAGTAGGGCATACTTTCCCCAATAGTATATACCGGAGAATCCCATGGAATGTCAAGGTTAAACTCCCATCCGAGAATACGGCTTTCACGGCCATTCTCAAAAAAGGCTTTATTGACCAGGTTTATCTTTTGCCCGAACTCGAAAAAGCGTTTCAGCTTGTCTTCATTAACCCATTCTGACCGGAGGGTAGTGTAGTATGTACCATCGTCCTTTTTTCGCTGGTCTGCTATCTTCTGTGCCTTCTCTTTCAGTTCCTGCTCCGCGTCCGGAATCATTTGTACAGAAACAAACTTTGGATCAAAACCGGAAAGGATATACTTGTCATCATTTTCAGGATATATGGTATCATCCGGCAATGGACGTCCGTAGTCTTCGCTGCGGACAATTTCCCAAATCTGGCTTCCGTTGTTGTCCGGGGCAAAAATAACACCGAACTCCAATCCATTCATTTTGCCGGACTGAAAGATAATTGTCAGCTCTTGTCCCGGAAGTATGTAGTCCTTGGAGAAATTCAGGCCAGTATCACGATAGCGATAGTAAGTCACGGTTTCCTGACCTCCGTCTTCATTTGTAACGGTTTCCGTCCTCGTAGATACACTTGACATCGTATTTTCAAGTCGGGGATATACCTCGTCAAATACCACGATGTCTTCAATTGCTTCTTCCTGGCTCATGTCAGGATACACATCTATGTATGGCGTACCAGCGGGAAGCATAAGTCGTCTTTGCACAACTCCGTTTACTACCGTCTGCTCTTCAATGGGACGGTAGTTCTCAGGTATGTTTCTTGTAGATCCGAATGCATAAATGCGGGTGGCATAAGTGCCTTTGCTCTCACTGCGAGTCATGGCAGACGCTTCAACCCCTAACTCGATTTTGACGGCATCACCGAATTCGTTTCGCCCAAAATGAATTACGTTGTCCGTTATCCAGCAATCACAGTTCCACTTATCCTCACCCGCCATTGAGAATAAGGCATCCAGCAGGTTCATATTGTCATACGTGATTGCAACTGCCTTATTCTCTACTGTTGAATCTATTTCAAATACGAATTCTTTTCCCTTATAGGTATATCCCAAAGCTTTCAGGTTACGTAAGAACACACCAAGCTGTACATCAAGGGCTGCGGTGAGAGACCATGACGCTTCATATCCAGCATGTTCAGGAGTGTATTTGAAAATTTTGTTTTTCCACTTCCAGTAGTAAGCATCCAGTTTCAGCTCATAATCATATCCAGCGGTAGAAGCATTGAAAGAAGGTTTCTGCAAGTCAGTTACCTCATATACTTTTGAAAGTAATCCGCCCAGAGAATCATCCAGAACCCCAGAAAGGTCTACATAGTCACCAAGTTTAAAATATATAGGTTCAGGCACGGAAAAGGGGAGAACGATGTAGTCCTCTTTCATCAGTGTAAACTTTCCCTTCGCCCCTTTGTTGATAGGGGTAGAGAACCTTGTTTTTCCGGATATGTCCTTAATTTCAATCATATCCCCAAAGTTCATAAATAACAAATGGAAGCCCTAAAAATCCGGACTTCCATTTGAAACAATAAAGGAAATGTTTGTTATTCGCTTCTGTCCATGGGATTCGGTTCGCAAAACTTACTTGAAACCTTACCGAAACACCTGTCAATACTTAACCCGTAAGAGATGCTTTTCCCCAGGTAAACCAGCTTGAAGACTTCGCTCCCAAGAGCGGGGATTTTGATGTTTACGGCTCCCTTCTCCAGTTCTGACTGAAAGGCTTTCTTCTTTGTCCGATAGTCACCTTCTGAGCCTCCTTCTATTGTGAACTGGAGAGTGATTTCACGCGATGCTACTTTTGCATTTTCGGTTATTATTCGCTTCCCGTGCTCCAGACGGCTCTCATCTTCAATGTAGTCTTTCATCTGATTGAATCCGTCGATAGCATCGAGAAAACCGTCACCCATGCGGACACCCCATGTGCTCCAGGCATCCTTCCCGTTAATAAATAAATCTCCTGTCATAATCTTGCTGTATTACGTTTCACTTCGGCAATGTCGGCCTGCATCTGTTTGATAGGTTTGACAATTTCGCCTGTGTTCTCTCTGATTTGCTGTAACTCCAGATAGGAATTGGCCAGGATGGTACGTGTCTCGTCGGCAATGTTGTACAGACCGGTTACTTGTGATGTCAGGGAGCCGATGGAACCTCGCAGTTCGGTAATAGCTACCGTTTGCTGCTGTTCTGCCGTCTCAACACGAAGATTGGACTCATACACGGCTGTAAACCGCCCACTCAGTTCCCCGGTATCCTCGTGCGTCATTTCTGTACCGAATCCGCGGCTGGAGGCCGACTGCTTGGAACTGCTGCCAGCCTTGTCGTATCCGGTAGCTGCGGCAAGTTCATCCCGTAGTTTCAATGCTTCATTCACGTACCCCATATATTCGTTTTGGAGTGAATTACGTTCACTCTCACTCAGGTTTCCGTCCTTCATACTTTCACCGAATCTGTTCCACCAGTCTTCCAGCTTCTGGCTGTACATGTTACCGATTTTATCTGAAAGCATGGCACGCATAAAGTATTCGGATAGGTTATCCGCAAAATCTTCCGCCGATGCATCCATATCCATAAGGGTATCGATGAAACTATCATACATGGAATCAAAACTTATTCCGGTAAGCTGTTCGAAAAGGCCCTCTTTCAGTTCTTCGAGGTTTCCGGCCAGATCTGCATATTCACCTAGTGCATCAACGACACTATTTCCATAGCCTCCTTTCCCTGAATCAGCCATTTTCTGCCACAAGTCTACATTCTGACGTAATAAGTCCATCTGCTCCGGAGACATCTGCCACAAGGAATCTGTACCTGTGAACTCTGCCATGACATTTTCCCGAATCCATTGTATGTCACTTTCCGACCAGCCCATGTAATAGGCCCAGCTATGATGTTTACTGTGATAGCCAGCATTGGCCTGCGCTTTTGAAAGGACATTCTTGTTGTATTCCTCCTGATACTTGATGGCTTTATTGTACTCTGCTACGGATTTCTCGCTTCCCTTGCTGGACTTCATTTCTTCTGTAAGGGATTCGATGGCAGACTGCAACTTTTCGTTTCTGTCCGTGAGTCTGTTGATGGTATCCTGCACCTCTTTTTCGTTTCCTCCAATACCGAAGAGTTTGCTGAATCCGCCGAAAGTCAGGGTATCCCATATTCCACCTACAGACTTAAAGACACTACTGAATATGTTACCTACGAAACCATCCAACCCCTGTGTCCCGATGGCATCTAAAAGAGAAAATGCAGCTCCAATTATACCTCCAAGTTTCTCGCTCTCTTCTGCAAATATGTCTACTATATTTCCGGCCAAATCACCGACCTGAGAGAGTGAAATTTCAGAATTTGAACCAAGCTGGGTAATGACGTTCGACAATGTGACAAGGCTGCTTGTCGTTTTATCTGTTGACTTTTGTACATTGACCTGAGCGTTCTGCTGTCTTTTCTGGGCATCATTCAGTTTCTTCGTGGCCGCTTCCTTCTGTTCATCTGTTCCGCTTCTCATGGCTTCGTTGTATTCCTCCTGAGCTTGTGACAGTTCTTCCTGTGCCTTGGCCAATTCGCTTAACTGTTCGGGTAGGTCGGCCAGCAATCCTCCTTTGTCGATAAGGGTTGACTGGATTTTGTTCAACGCCTCGTCAATAACCTTCTTCTGGTCAACGGCCATGTTCTTGTATTCTTCGGAGTTCTTGAAGTCCCTAAGCTGCTGCTTTACCTTGTTCAAGGATTCTTTGGATACCTTGTCCAAGTCACCGAAGACAAGTTCCCAGTTGATTCCCTGTTTCAGCTTTTCAAGGTCAAGAGAGGAGAGGGCCTTATCCATTTCTTTCTGGAGTATGTCCTTGTCTCCCTGAGTAGTAGCTTCCGAGATTTTACGGGTGTACTCGGCTATGATAGCATCACGTTTCTGCAAAAATGTACCATAGCTTTTCAGGTAACGTTCGTTGGCCTCGATTGCAGCTTGATTTTCAGTTTCTGTAATTTCGGCCAGACCTTTTTCACGCGACGTCATGGCATTAGACGCACGACTTCCTAATACTTCCCGCTGTTCAGACGTAAGCTTTCCTCCTTGCGCATCTTCCCATTTTTTGCGCTGTTTCCTAATTTCATCGATTTCTCGCTGGTAATCCAGCTCAATTTGTCTGCGCTTCTTTTCAGAACCTTCTTCCATCAGGTTGATTTCTTCCTGCTGAT